TATATAGCTTTGCAAACAAATAGACCTATAGATGAAGATATTGTAAACTTAATCCAAATGAGCATAACGGGTATTGTAGGAATCATTTCTGGTTATGTTGTTGCAGTGGCAGAAGCTGGGGCAAGTGCTGAAGCTGTTGATAGTGTAAGCAATGCAGGAAAAAGCGCAGGCAATTCTGCTAAAAAAGCTGCTAAAAGCAAAATTTTGGTAAAGCCTGAGCATAGTTACTCTATAATGGAGAAATAAACATGAATAATCTGAAAGAACTTACTCATCAGCAGCATATGCGAGCTGAAGGAACTGGATTTATTAAGCGTTTGCTTAAAAGGCAAATTACAGAATATGAATATTATGTGTTTATGTCCAACCAATCAGCCATGTATTATGTACTTGAAGCTGAGGCTGCTAAATACGGAATATTTGATGGAATTGAAGAGATAAAAAGATCACTTAAACTTTCAAGTGATCTTTCTGAACTTGAAAGCAATTTTGGATTTGAACAAATTCGTGATTTAAAGTCGACTTCGGAGTATGTAAAATATATACAAAGTATTTCAGATCCAGAACGTTTGCTTGCACATGTATATGTAAGACATATGGGTGATCTATCTGGTGGCCAAATTATCAAGCGGTTTGTTCCTGGTTCTGGTAAATTCTACGACTTCGAAGGTGATATTGATGCACTAAAAGAAAAATTTAGAGAAAAATTGCATGATGGTTTAGCAGATGAAGCAAAAGTTTGTTTCGACATGGTAACAGAATTTATGATAGAATTGGAGTCTACTCTTGGAACTATGGAAAAAACTGATTGATCTATCAGATGAAATTGCTCGCATATTCGATGATAACTTTGAGCAATATCCAATACAAGAAGATATAAATTTCCCAGGTTGGAAAGACACTTATTGGAAATCTGAGCATGTAAGAAAATGCCATCTCAAGACGATTGATAATAGAGAAACACAAAAACTCTGGTTGATGCATATAAACATATTTCCAAAAACAAATCTGAGTGCTCCAATATTAGGTTTTGATATCGTTGCCGGGCAAAATAAAATAACAGGTTCGTTCTTTGACTATTCTCCAGTTGACAAACACCAATTTATGGATTATTATTATACAAGGGTTAAGGATTTATCTTGGAATAAACCAAGAGAATTACCCGAATGGGCTCAATCAATTTTTTCTGAAAATATGATAGCCGCTGGCAATATAAGAACTGAAGAAGAAGTAAATCAACTTTCGGAAGTTTGTATAGACCTTATTAAGTATTACGTTGAAAATTTAGGACAATATGAAGCCATCGGTGATTACAAAGAAAATCAGAATTATTACTGTAAACAACAAAAATTAAATCCGCATCTGCACAAGTCTATATTAGCTATGGGTATAAATGAAAAGGACAAAAACAGATATATCAATAACGTTCTTTTTGAAGAGGTATAAATGGACGACGCTCAAGCATACTTAAAATTTCCAGAACAAAGAAAATGGTTTAACAAACTCTGGTTGTCAGAACAACTTGAATATTATTGTGGACCATCTGGAGTAGCACCTACAAAATCTGGATGGTACATAGTCAGACCATTGATGAACATATCTGGTATGGGTGTTGGTGCTCAAAGAAAATATATTAGAGCAAATGACGCAACTAAAACTCCGCCAGGATATTTTTGGTGCGAATGGTTTGAAGGAGTTCAATATTCAGTATCTTTTGAATGGAATAAAAACTGGAAGCAAATATCATGCTGGAGAGCTGAAAGAGATAAAGAAAATTTGTCTGTGTTTCGTAAGTGGATAAGATACGATCACAAAATGTTTAAATTGAACCCCATCTTTAAAGAAATAGCAGATAGCGGAATAAAGAAAATAAATATAGAATTTATAGATGATAATCCAATTGAGCTGCACTTAAGAGAATCTCCAGATCCAGATTATGATGAAATTATTCCAATTTGGCAAGGAGAAGAAAATCTTGTTGACAAATATCAAAAAATGGGATATAATTATATTATTAGTTATGACAATGCTGACGGGTTTTTAACAACTCCTAGAATTGGTTTTGCAGCTAAAAACTTTTAATAGAATAAAGGAGAATTAAATGCTAATAAACACTATAATTAAAGAATCATCCGGCGCTAATTTAAAAGCCGACGTGATTAAAGAAAATGGTGATGGTTACACTGTAAAGTACTACATTAATGGTGTGCTCAGTGGAGCTACAAAACATATCGACGAAACTAGTATAAACGAATCAGCTGAAAACTGGTTTCAAAACGTTAAGTCGCTCAATGGGTGATAAAATGAACGTTGAATTGATAAAAACGAGAACCCCAGAAAAGATACATCACGCCATAGCGCACAAATTAGCAAATGGCGTATCTTATATAGATGCACTCGTAGATTATGCTAGAGAAAATGATATTGAAATTGAAACTGTTGCAGAAATAGTAAAGAAATCTTCTACTATTAAAGAAAAAATACGCTCTGAAGCTGTTTCAATGAAAATGGTGAAAAGAGATATTAATGATATTACACGAATCATCAATTGATGACGGCTTCAAATCTTATGTTGATTATTTAGCACTTAAAAGACATTTTGAAACTGAAAGTTATAATTACCACAAATATAACGGAAAAGTAAGAGCGTCGATAGATTCATTTAGATCTAGATCTGATGCTTTTTTCTTTCAAAAGCTTTCAAAAAAAGAAGACTCGCATAATTTGTTATTGGCAAATATAGTGAAAAACCCCAAGGTTTGGATACGAGATATTGTAGACGAACCCGGCCAAGAAATTTATTTAGATTGGAAAAGGCGAATTGAATCACTGACCTATTCGTTTCAGCAAGATTTAAATAAAATAGATGAAGATTATAAGTCAAATTACGTAGTTCCAAATGGGCAGCATCCGAGATTAATGACTTTATATCTTCAACGAAAAATATCACTAGAAACGTTTACTATTCTATTTAACATATCTAAAGTTTCTTCTTATTGGGAGAAAGAAATAGTTGACAAATTCGTATCACGTGATATAATGAAACTATTAAGGAAATATTATCCTTTCTTAGATATTAATGAAAAAAAGTTTTCGAATATCATAAAAACTAAGTTTTTTTGAGATAAATAATATTGCTTGTATAGGCAAGCAATTGTTTACACATCGCAATATAAAACAAACTGCACATAGCGCAATATAATTAGGAGATATACAAATGGTAGATTTTGCCGCACTTAAAAAGAACCGTTCAGGCTCACTAGACAAACTGAACAAGCAGCTCGAACAAATTAGTTCAAAGAGCTATGCAGATCCCAACGAAGGTAAATTTTGGAAGCCAACGCGCGATAAAGCGGGTAACGGTTTTGCGATCATCCGCTTCTTGCCTGCCCCAGGCGAAGAAGATATGCCTTTCGTTCGTATCTGGGACCACGGTTTCCAAGGACCAACTGGACTTTGGTATATCGAAAACTCTCTTACCACAATTAACCAAGACGATCCAGTTTCTGAGTTCAATTCCAAACTTTGGAATACAGGAAATGAATCTGACAAGGATCAAGCCCGTAAACAGAAGCGTCGTCTTAAGTACGCTGCTAACGTTTATATCATCAAAGATAGCGGCAATCCTGATAATGAAGGTAAGGTATTCCTCTACTCATTTGGTAAGAAAATATTTGACAAACTGAATGATATGATGAACCCTTCATTCGAAGACGAAAAGCCCGTAAATCCATTTGATCTATGGGAAGGTGCTAACTTCCGCCTTAAAATTCGCCAGTTTGAAGGTTACCCAAACTACGATAAATCAGAGTTTGACTCGCCAGAACCTTTGTTCGAAGACGATGATAAGCTTGAAGAAGTTTGGAAGTCAGAGCATTCGCTAAGCGAACTCGTCGACCCTAAAAACTTCAAGCCATACGCTGAATTGAAAGCAAAGCTCTATCGTGTCCTAGCACTCAGCGAAGATAATTACGATCGTTCCGGCGCCGTTGATAAAGCAGAAGATGATCTAGATAACGAACTAGACATGAGCAATCTTGGTAAGACAGCTTCGGCTCCTTCCATGAAAGAAGAAAAATCTTCTACAGAGAGTTCGCTATCTGATGAAGATGACGAAGATCTTGCACTCTTCAAACAACTAGCAAAAGGCTAAAAGAAAGGGGCTTCGGCCCCTTTCCCAAATTCTAGAAAGGATTAGTGTGTGAAAAACACTGAAAGCTTAGAAGACTTTGATTTCGGTTTTAGTTTTGCAGATGAAGAAGTTCACGAAGTAAAAGAAAAACTTGAAACACTCATGCAGAGTGATAAAGATAAAATTGAAGATCTTGAAAATAGACTCGATTCAATTTATAAGTCTATAGTTCCATTTTTAGACAATCTATGCAAAAATCCAGAAAAGTCTACAATAAATTGGCCTAATCGTGCCGAACGAATACAAACATACAAAGAAAAGTTAAAATCTATAGCACAAGGAGACTAATATGAGTCTATTAGATAAGATGCTAAAGTCTGGTAATATTAAATCAGCTTCAGTTCTTTCAAAATCTTCATTTTTTAATGCGAAGGAAGTTATTCCAACCGACCTTCCGATTTTGAATATTGCATTCAGCGGATCACTAGAAGGTGGATTGCTGCCAGGTCTTACTGTAGTTGCTGGCGCTTCTAAAAGTTTCAAGACGATGCTTTCATTATATTGCATGAAAGCGTATCTTGACAAACACAAGGATAGCGTTGCTATTTTATACGATTCTGAGTTTGGTATTACACCGGACTATATTCAGAGTTTTGATATTGACATCGATAGAGTTATCCACATTCCTATCGAAAACGTAGAACAATTGAAGTTTGATATTGTTCAGCGCCTTGGAGAAATTGAAAAGAAAGACAAAGTCTTTATTATGATTGACTCCATCGGCAACCTTGCTTCTAAGAAAGAAGTAGAAGATGCTGAAAATGAAAAATCTGTTGCCGATATGTCCCGAGCAAAAAGCTTGAAATCTCTGTTTCGCATCATTACGCCTCACCTTACTACAAGACAAGTTCCGTGCTTGGCTATTAACCACATCTATCAAGAGATCGGTATGTTTCCCAAGAATATCGTATCTGGCGGGTGTCTGGTTGCTGGCACCGAAATACAAACACCAGACGGTTTAAAATCAGTTGAAGATTTTAACGTCGGAGAAAAGGTTATGACGCTTTCTGGTGAACAAATTGTGACACATGTTTGGAATCCAGATACACTAGAAGAAGGTGAGCCGGAATGTTACGAAATAACTTTTGAAGACGGTTATAGTGTAACAGTTTCTGATAAGCATAAATTTCTAGTAGATGGAAAATGGATTGAAGCGAAAGATTTAATTGTTGGTCATGATTGCACTGTATTAAATACCTAAAATTATAAATATAAGCATCTAATACAAAGGAAGATGTTTATGAATATAGTTTATCTTTTAATATTTAATAAAAGAAAAGAAAATTTAGAAGAGCCATATATGTATATAGGATCAAAATCAAATTGCACTGTCGTAAACGGCATGATAATTGGATCTAATGGTAAACCATATTATGGCTCTTCCAGTGCAAAAGATTGGGATGAACTGGTAAACAAAGATGAAATAACTGTTGAAGTAATAAAAGAATTTGCAGAATATACTGACGCTTTAAATTATGAAGCAGCAATACAGCAAAATTTAGACGTGGTTGCATCAACAGCATATTTTAATTTATCTTTTGCAACAGTTAATACTTATACTGATCCTTCTTATGCAACATACAAACACACAAAAACCAAAAAATGTGTAAGACTTCCTAGAAATCATCGCATGGTACTATCAGGAGAATATGTCGGAGTAACTAAAGGTAGAATCTTATCTGAAGATGAAAGAAAAAAGAAAGGAAGACCTGGAAAACTCAATCCTTTCTACGGAAAATCCCACTCTGAAGAAACGAAAAGAAAAATATCTTTGGCAAACAGTAGGGAAACAAGATCTCCTGAGCAAGTAAAAGACTGGATAGAAAATGTTGCTAAGAAACCAAAATCAAAAGAACACAAAGAAAAAATCGGTAGAAAAAATCTAATAATGCTAAAAAACATAGAAACTGGAGAATGTGTCAGAGTTGACAAATCTATTAAAGACGCGTTTGATAGTAATATTTGGATGAACCCTTACACCGCAAAATTATTTTTACAAAAAAGAAAGGAACTAGATGAAAATCTCATCAATCAATAAAGTAGGTCGCAGACCCGTATATGATCTTTCAGTTTCTGAAGTAGAGCATTATGCATTAAAAAATGGTGTTGTAACTCA